CCGGCGGAAGGTCTCCCAGTGGTTGTGCGTCCTGCGGACCGACATGGCTGCGTCCCGCCCCATCCGGGCCGGTTCCCTCGCTGCCTGCGTCCCTCCGTGGAGCATGTGCATGCCCCCGAAGACGATCCCGACCAGAACCCACGGGGCCAGTCCCGAGAGAAGGAACACCGACCCTCCCCCGGCCACATCCGAGGCGCTCGAGGGCTGAGCGAGGGCCGAGATGCCGTAGGACAGGATGACCACGAGGAGCAGTTTGGAGACGATCACGGTTCCCAGCAGGACGGCGAGGAACTTGAGCCACTTCGCCCCAGCCTTGGTCAGCGATCCCGAGAGGCCAAGGGCGAACATCCCCGTGGCGATGTAGATGATCCACTTGCGGACCAAGAGGTTGAACCACACGATGGCGAAGGCGACGAACACAAGCAGCAGAATGCCCAAGGTGACAAGAACGCTGGACTGGGGGCCGGTGACGGAGGACAGGAGGATCAGGGAGCCGAAGGAGTGCATGACGGTGGCGAGGTTGGCTGTGGAGCCGTGGAGGATCTGGCCCGAGGCCCAATCGACCACTTGGACAATCACGCTTACCGCCACGAGCGTGATAGCCATCCCGCCGATGATCGCGGCTGCCAGCACGGGCGTCTGGACCACCCGAGCGAGGTTGGCCTTGAGCACCCCCGCGATGATTGCCAGCACGTAGCAGAGGAACAGGATCTGGAACGCCAGGTTCTTCGTCAGCCCCCACGAGTCCATGAACCACGAGGGAAAGTTCGACGGGATGGTGGCCCCGTCCAGCTCGTGGGTGATCGAACTGGCTGCGCTTCCGATGGCGTCCCCGATGGCGCTCGCCACCTTCCCCACGGTGCCCTTCATCCAACTGCCCATGGCGCTCTGGCCGAACCGGACGGTAGCGCCCCCGATCTGCACGGCCCCCGTGACAGCCGGAGCGGGGTTGCCCGAGGCCAAGCCCTCGACAGTGTTCACCACACCCGACACGATCCCGTTGCAGGTGACGAAGGACAGCGACCCCTGACACTTGGGCGGCTGGGGAGCGGGCGTCTGCGCCGAGGCCGGTACGGCAAGCCCGACGACCGCAACCAGCGCCAATAGCAGGGGAACGGCACGCTTCATGCTGCCTGCTCCCAAGGCTTGACCACAAGGAGGGTCACTGCCCACATCCCGACGTGAGCAGCCGTGACCACTGTCAGCACGAATCCGGCTGTGGCTATGCAGAACCACGCCGTTGATCCCACTGCCACCAAGAAGCGCCTCATACGGTCCACCGCTCCGGGTCCGAATATTGACCAGAGAACTGGAACCCGTCCTTCCTGGTGACTTCTTGTTCCTCTCGATTCCGCAGGAAGGATGCGGGGACAGGAGGGATCGGAGGGTGGAGATCAGATTCAGTCACTCCTAAGCCCCGCAGAACCACCCAGCGGAGGGCGAGCCACACTTCCCGGTCGATCACTCGAACCAACACGTAGGCGATACGCACTGCCCACCATTGCAGAGGAAGGGACAGAATGAAATCCTTCGTCTGCGCTGCCGTGGAGTAGCCCTGAATCGGGAGTGCCGCCAGCACCCTTACAGCCAAGGGGGCGACGATCAATCCCCAGATCAGGAAGTACCCAACCGCCCGGAGAACCAGCCGAGTCCTCCCAGTGCGGCCGACCAGTGACACCACCACGCCAACCTCAAGAATCAACATGGCGAGTACCAGCACTTGACCAACGCTCAACATTTTTCCCTCCCCTTTCAGATCCTGTGTCCCACCATCGCCAACCATGCCAGCGTGTTCGCAAGTCCCCAGTGCCACCACGACAGCCCGAAGGCCACTCCCACCCACCAGAACCGGCAGATCGCGACGGCGATCAGGGTGCGGGTGAGGTAGCGGTGAGCCTTGGGGCCGGGAAGGAAGCGACGGAGGAACTTCTCCCCCCAGTTGACTCCCCGGCTCTGGGGAGTGATGTCCCACCAGTGCTCCCGGTACAGGTGCTTGTAACCGAAGAGGTGCCCCCCGGCCCGCTTTAGCCGGTGATGGCTGGCGAGGGCTGTGAGGCGAATCGTGAGGGCGTAGGCCAGCCCGAAGGCGGCGAGGATCTGCACGGCCGGGGTGAGCACCAAGGCGGCGAGGCCGTGGAGATCGGGGGCGAACCACTGATGAGCCGCCACGGGGCCCGCGGTGAACATCCAGCCGATGCCCCGCCAGATCAGGATGGCCCGGTCCCGCCTCGGAGCCCAGTAGATCCCGTCGTCGCCTGGGATCTTCCCCGAGAGGTAGGCCCCGTACTTCTCCCGCATCGCGGCTCGGGGATCCCAGTCGTAGGACCGGGGGACTGCCCATCCGCTCAGGACCTTCGCCATGCGTTGAACCTTCCATTTTGCACATGTTCGGACTAGTATGTCGGTATCTTAGGTCGTATGCATACAAGTTGCAAGCCACGGGAGGGCACGAATGGACCGGGAAGCGGAGGAGGCGCTCTACAAGCAACTGGCGGATGAGATCCGGGGACGGATCCGGTCGGGGATCTACCGGGTCGGGGACCGCATCCCGAGTGAGGCAGAGCTACAGGACCAGTACGGGATCTCCCGTGAGACAGCCCGGCTTGGGGTGGGTCTCCTACGGGCCGATGGCCTTGTGGTCACGAGCCAAGGGAGGGGGACATTCGTGGTGGATCCCAGGACCCAGCCCATCCGCTACCGGCCCGGCATCGTCCACTCTCGGGAGGTACTGCGGCAGGGACCGGACCAGGACGGGTTCACGGCCGAGCTCGCCGGGATGGGGCTTGAGGGATCGCAGCGCATCACGGTCGAGCGCCGTGGGGCACCGCAGGACATTGCGGACCGATTGGGACTGAGCCCCGGGGACCCCGTGGTGCTGCGCCACCGCCTCCAATCCGTACCGGGACGCCCACCCGCCACCGCGGACTCGTGGATCCCGGCCGAGTTGGTGGAGGGCACGGAGGTCATGAGCCCCGAGGATGTGAAGCGCGGAACGGATCAGGTCATGGCCGAACTTGGCTATCCAGGCATGGCCAGGCGGGACGTGATAACCGCCCGGTTCCCCACCCCCGAGGAAGCTCAGGAACTCGGCATCGAAGGTGGAGTGCCCGTGGTCCTTGTCCACTCGGTGAAGTTCACGGCTGGGAGACGACCCGTAGAGGTCTTCATTCGCACCCTGCCAGCGAACGGGTGGGAAGTTGTCTATGAAGTGGACACAGAGGGGCCAGTAAAGCAAGGAACCCCGCCGTAGCGAGGCTCCCTACTGCGCCCTCTTCGTAACGGGATACAGCCTACTCTTCGCTGGCCCCTGTTAGGTGATCCGCCGCAGCCTTGACGACCTTGACCACTTCCTCGCCTTGCCATTTCACCCAGTGACCATACGGCTTCTCGCTCGCATGGTGCCAGCGACCGTCAGTAGCCTTCATGGCTCGACACTTCGAGCAGTAGTACAGGTGCTTCGGATCCTCTGGCGGGGGGCTGTGGTCGCACTTTTTCACGGTGCCCAACTTCATGATCGCGGCCTCTAGACTTTCCTCAGCCACGATCACATCAGCGCACTCCGCAACCCAACCGTCCGACCATGTTTCGTAGTTATGGTACGGGCGCGTGTTGAACAACTCGAACCCGTTGATGAAGGTCAGGCGAACCTTGTCCCCCATACCCATCTCGGTCGGAAAGGTGGAGGACAGAAACTTCTCGATATCGCTAAAGCCCACGTCAGCTACCCACCGCTTCCGGCTCCCGCTCCGACGCCGGGGCACCGCTCAGGGCCTCTGCTGCCGCCAGATCCGACCCCTTGCCCCGCCTGCCCCGTAGGGTGGAGACCGAGACCGTCTCGCCCTCATCAGACTCCGAGGTCTCGGGGGCCTCGCCTGCCAGCACCCGCAGGATGCCGCCGATGCACCGTGGCTTGGGGTGTGCCCACACGTCCACCGGCTTGCCTGCCCGGCCCTGCTCATCCACGGTCACGACGGTACCGTGAACTCCTGCGGGGCGTCCGGGCTCCCGGATGGTTTCGGTAGCACCGCAGCCCACACACGTCCAGTCCTTCGCCGGAACCGGCACGCCGGCCCGGATCACTGCCTCTGCCCTCTCGTCTTCGGTCACTTCGCCTCTCCTTTTTGTCGCTCCCGGAACAACGATTCCGCTCGTTCGGCCCTACTCTGTGCTGCCCTCGTGGTGGCGTTGGCCTGCCGCAGACTGGCCGTGAGCGCCCGGTTCTCAGCCTCCAAGGTCGCTACCCGTGCCTCCGCTTCCTCTGCCCGCTTCTGTAGCAGCTTCCACCCGTCGTCGGACTTCAGCGGGTCAACCTCATCCGGGTCCACTCCGAGCATCTCGGCCAGTCGCCGAAGGCCGTCAACCTCTTCCTGGCCAAGCATGCCGAGGCTCCAACTCTTCGACCCGAGCGCCACATCCAGGGCGACTCTGGCGGCTTCCCTTAGTGCCGTAACCTGTTTGCCCAGTGACGTGATCTCCCCCTCTTGGGCCTGAAAGTCCTGGCGGATAGGCCGGATCAGGTGCTTCTCAATCACATCGGCTTGATGGAGGTTGTCCGGCCAGTCGTTGTCCCCGAACTCCTCGCAGGCCATGCGGAGCATCCGTCTCACGTCCTCGCGGTGGACTCTGAGCGGGGCCTCCAGCCACTCCCGAGCGGACAGGATGACGGTGCGGGCCATCGCGTAGTCGGCACGGGTCGGGTGCCACCCCATCCTCTCTGCTAGGGCCTCGCCAGCATGCTTCACCGCCAGCGCAAGAGCTTCATCCTCTTCGGCATCCTCACGCCATGGTTCAAGCCGGTCGGCACTCATGACAGATCCTCCGAACCTGCTGGCAACTCGCCTCGCCGAATACTTGCCAGTGCCTCGTCTTGATCCTCATCGTCGCCCTCAAACTGAGTCCGTCGCAGCCGATAGGACTCAAGTGCCTCCCACACACCACGGTCGATCTGGACCGTGACCCAATCCATACGGGGATCTTCATGCTCTACCCCGGACGAAGCCACGGCTATGAGGAGGGCTTGAGGCACCGTGCCAGCAAGAAAGTGTCTCAGCGAGTCATCCACGATGGACTTGAGTGAGCGCCCCTCTTCGGCGGCCTTGATCTTGGCCCGACGGTGCAACTCCCTATCAACCAGCACGTCCGCTTGCTTCCTCACGGGGCCTCCCGATTCCACGACTTATCGATTAGCAGGGTAGCGCCTCCGTGAAGGAAGGTCAAGGGGGAAGCCCGAGAGTCCACTTGTCCATAAGTCTCCAAAGATAGGAGTCCACAAGTGGACCGCATCCGGGGAATGTTGGCGAGGCACTCTAATGCTCACGTGGACATTCGCACTCTCAGCAGGCCCGAGCCGGGGATCTACCGGGGCCCCGTCCTGTGCCGCCTCGCCGGGATTTCGTACCGGCAAGCGGATTATTGGGCTCGAACTGGGATCCTGCGGCCGTCGGTCGCTGAGGCTATGGGCTCCGGGTCACAGCGACTCTACTCCAGCGGGGACCTTCTTCTGGCGAGGGCGATCCACCGCCTGCTGGACCTTGGCCTCTCGCTGCACCGCATCCGGGACCTGATCGACCCCTACCCGCCCGGGGAAGCGATGGGGCTGCGGGAGGCGATCAGGCGAGGGCGGAAACGCTGGACCACAGCCGACGGTGGGGCCGGGATCTGGCTCGACCTCGAGGAACTCCGGCGCTGGCTGGACGACGTGGAGACCCGCTTCGAGCCTCCCGCGGCGTAGCGCCCCAACGAAAAGAGCCCCCCATCCCGGGGGGCTCTGGTATGAGGGGGGATTACAGCTTCGGGTCTCCCCCGCTTCCCGGATGACGGATGTGCTGCCACAGATCCTTGAGCAACAGGGCCAGCAGGGTGAAGAAACTCACTTCGCCATCTTGGCAAGCATGCTCACATGTGCTAGCTGCCCACACGTCGGGCATCGTCCCCACTCCTGCCACTGCCCGCAGCAATAGCAGCGCCATCCGGGACCGTAAACAGTCCGTCCTGCGGGTGTCCCGCAGTGGACGCAGACAGCATCATCCTTCGGGTAGCCCTCCGGTACCTTCACTTCGTCGCTAGGCAATGGAGCCCTCGAAGGCGAAGTCACCGAAGGGGAAGATTCCTCCATCAGCGCCCACAAGACCGTAACCCTGCCCGTCGGGAGAGGCGGCCATGCCCACGATGGGGGCGTTCAGGTGGTGGCCTCCCATCGACCCGAACATCTTGGCGTTGCCGAAGCAAAAGATCCCTCCGTCGCTGCCCACGAGCCAGTAGCCTCCGCCATCATGCATTGCGGCGATGCCGATGACCGGCGCGGAAGGGACGACATGCAAGCCGGGAAGCGAGCCGTGGTCGGTAGCGTCACCCTCGGCGAACACCCCGCCGTCTTCCCCGACCATCCAGTAGCCCTTGCCAGAGGGCGTGAGAGCAAAGGCAGAGATGGGCTTGTTGAGGTTCACGTGGCCTCCTTGGGCTGAGTAGGCGGGAGCGAAGAGGGAGAGAGCACCCGGGGCGAGTTCGTCCATGTCCACGTTTCCTGAGATGCCCGGGACGTGGCCCGTGCTCGTGTCCTGCCAGATGGTCCACTTCGGCCAAGGACTCGGGCTTGGGGCCGTCGCTTGGTAGGCCGCGATGAACAGCGGATACGGAACGAGTTGGTTGGCCTTGGCTCCCATCGAGCCGATGAAGGACAGGTAGCTGTAGAACAGCGGGGCCTTGCCTGTCCGGGCCTTCACCTCGCCGCAGAACGCCGCTCCCCAGTCCGCAGCGTGAGCAAACCCCAGTCCATCCGTGGTCTCGAGATCCAGCATGGGGTAGTCGTGGATCCCGAAGGAGGCAACCGAGAGGTAGTGGCCGGCCTCCTGGATCGGGTCGTTCTTGGGATGGCCGAAGTGGTAGGAGGCGCGGGCCCCGCAGACGTTCGAGCCTAGCCAGTTGTCCTGGTACGAGGGGTCTACGAAGCTCAGCCCCTCAGTGGCCTTGGAGATCCCGAGCGCCACCCCGGCCGCTTGGGCGTCCTGCCACGAGGTGACATGGTTCCACCCTGACACATCCACAGCGAACATCCGCGCGCCCCCTTTCGTTTGCACTCAGTTTCCCACCCCGCGGGGTGCAACGCACCGACCCTCTAGAACCCTACTGACTCCGGACGCGAAGAAACGCGCCGGTTGCCCAGCGCGTCCCACGGGAGAGGTTGTTCTAAGGGGTCAGCCTCGCCAGCACTGCCCGCAGCGCGGCGTCCCGGTCCTCCTGGGTCCAGTCGGGCTTGGCAGCCAGAGCGGCGAGCGCCTTGGCTTCGGGCTGACCGTAGAGCGGATCGGGCGTGTGGGCCGAGAGCGCGGCCTCAAGATCCCCCTGGTCGCAGTCCGCCATCACCACCGTGGTTCCGTTGGCCCCGGCCGAGGTCCAGATATCGGCCGGCATGTCCTTCTTGCCCGCGGCGTCCAGATGCGCTCTGAGTTCGTCCTTGAGTTGGTGCGGCACCACCTTGGCCGTGACGCCGCGCACCGCAGCGGTGAAGGAGCGACGGGGGTGGGCGCGGAAAACTCCATCGACATCTTGGAATCCTGCTCGGCGTTCGGGTTCGCTCATGAGAGATTGCCTCCCGGCCACACGATCATGCTGCGGTTGACGAAGGTTCCGGTGCCGGACCCGACCCGGTACTTGGCCGTGAACACATTGGAACCTGCTGTCACGATCACCAGGAAGGCGTACGAGGCAGCCACGTTGACGATGGCAGAGCTGTCCACCCGTATCGCATTAGCGTCTGTGGCGGCAACCGAGCTTGCCCCCGTCACGGCGAAGCTCATGTAGGGGCTCACCCCCGCACCGGTTGTATCCACCTCTGCCGTGATGACCACCATCGCCAGCACTCCGGTGGTCTTGGTGACCGCAGGCCCGGGAGTAGCAAGGTCGGTGTAGGAAGTTGAGGTCGTGGTCTGCGAGGATGCAATGACATTGTTCGATGGCCGGGTTCTTGAGTCCAGATCGGTAAGGTCAGCCGACATGGCATTGAGCGAAGCGGCACCAAGCACTTGCCCGACAGTAAACGCGGGGGGCGTCGTCCAGGCCATCTAGCTCGGTCCCTTCACGCCTCGCCCCACATGGGACGACAACGGGATGACCTGGGGAGTGCGGATCACATCGGCCTGGAGCCGGTTCTCCTCCTCCAGTTGCGAGATGGTCTCGGCGGGCCCCACCCACCCGAGCGGGCGAACGAATGCCTGGCCCGGCAGCCAGTTGCGATTCCCTGGTGGACGTAACTCAAGAATCGCCTCGATGCCCTGCCGTTCGTCATCGGCCGGCCAGATCACCTCTACCCACTGCCCATTCGCCTTGGCGTTCAGGCAGATGACACAGAAGAAACGCCGGTCCGTGTCGCAAGCCACCTGAGCGGAATAGCACCACGGACACCGCACGACCCAGCGCGAGTAATTCACCTCCACCTTGGCCATGAGCGTCGGATGGGTTCCCACGGGGAGTCCGAAGGGAACCTGCTCGGGCCAGTAGGCGCGCAGGACCGATTCGGCGTGTCCCTCGCCCGCCCCGGGCATTCTGTGGTACGCCTGCTCGCCGGTACGGATCGCCAAGTTTTTCCTCACTCAAGGAGCGCTCTCAGCCTGCCTACACTAAGAGGATGGTGATCTTCATGTTCGGACTACTGCTTCTCGGACTCCTTGCCATCGGCTTCGCCCGCAGGCGCGGTGCGCGGTGGATGCGGTGGTCCTTTGCCCTGCCGCTGGTCGTCTGCCTCGTGATCGTCGCCCAGAGGGAGCGCAGACCCGTGGCCCCAACACCGTTCCTCTTGACCCCGACAGTCACCGCAACGGTAGAGGTTGTGCCCTAGCGGCTCAGTACGCCAGTTGGTTGCCGCTGTCCAACTTACCCAAGGTCGCATTGTCCAGGATCAGGTACAACTGCGTCTCAGCAGGAGACAACCTCAGCGTCGTCTTCCAGTACCCCGCCACCCACTCGTGCTCGATTCCCTCGATGAGGTACGGCTGCGAGAACGCAGTCGGAAGCGCCGCGCCGGGAGCGGAAGGGAAGAAGGTCCGCGAGACGGTGATGCGGTCCCACAACTCCCGTCCGAGCATCTGGGGCCACATGAGCGCCGGGTTCGACAGGGCATCCACGACAATGGCTCGGATCCGCTCGTAGGGCTGTTTGTAGTGGTTCACGAGCCACTGAGCGGCAGCGAGCGCCGTGAGGGGGTTGGCTGTCAGCAGGTTCGGCGAGATGGTGCGGGTGACGTACTGGGTCTCGCTGGTTGCATCCGAGGCCGTCATCGGTCCTCCTACTGCCGGCGTGACGACAGCGGAGTTGTAGATGTCCAGGTCGTCCAGAGCCAACTCTGTCTGCGCCAGCAGGAACGGCAGGTTTCCCCCGTCCCCGAAGGTTGCCTGCGAGGTGATATACGGCGGTTTCAGCACGTGGTCCCGCTCGAAGAACGTGAAGTTGCCGTTACCCGCCACGAACGCCAGCCCGTTCTCGGAGAGCGTCACGTCGAGGATGTGGGAGAGAGCACCGACAGGGCCGGTCATTCCCACCAGCGTGTCGAGGCCGGGGTCTACCGAGCGAAGCGCCGCTGGCCATCCGGCTTGGTCCAGGATCCAGCCGATGCGGGCCCCGGTAAGGTCGTTGACTCGCCCATGCGCGGCGTTGTAGTGAGCCGTCACCTGCGTGGGAGAGAGGACAGAGTTGTAGATCGACACCTCATCCGCCACGTACGTGGCTGCGAGGCTGGGTGTGAAGATTCCCACTCCGATCGCGGGGGGCACCTGCGTGGAGTCGATGAACCCCGTCCCCCCAGACGCCGAGCCAATCACGACCGCATCCACGTAGAGCGTGACCACACCTGCCGCCGAATGGGTGAGCACGTAGTGGTGCGGTAGGCCGTCGTTGTAGGCCGTGGTGCTCTTGATGGCCGTCCCGATCCCCGGAACAAACGCATGCACGATGCCGGGGCCGAACGAACCGATTCCCAACGCTGCTGCCGAAATCCCCGATTGGCCTTGCGTGAACAGGAACTGACCCTGCGAGGTAGCGGTGGTGGAGAGGAGTCCCTCGACGCTCCAGTTCGATGTTCCGGAGACCGCCACCGAGGCGGGGAGGAGTACCGCTCCCGCGTCACCCGCGATGGTGACCGCCTTGTCCGTGGGGTCGCCGACAAGCGATGCGGCTCCGAGCGTCAGGGACCCCGAGTAGAAGCCGCCGTTTCCGTTCCCGCTGGAATCCAATGCCGGTGAAGCGTTCGACGCCTCGGCCAGACGCCAGTAACCGATGGGTGTGTCCTTGAGCACCGTCGAAACATAAGGATGCGGGACGGTGAGAAGGGCCAGCGCCCGGAACCCGTCCGTGGCCTCGATGGTCATGTCGGTCGAGGCCGTATCGGCCCACACCCCCCGGTAGGCCGTGACGAACCCCTGCCAGATGTTGTAGGTCACTGCCGAGTAGATGGCGTTGACCCGCAGGGGAACCATCACGAGGAGTTGGCCGGCGTAGGGGCTGTTGGTGTTCCACGGGTGGAAGCGGGCATCCCGGTTGTCGAACACGCCCGAGAAGGTTCCGGCTTCCACCCGGTTGAGCTCGTGCTGACGCCCCCGCTTGGTGCGGAAGGACCGGCAGTATGGCGTCACGTCGGTCCAGGTGTAGGTGGCGTCGAACGGGTTGTTGCCGAGTGCCATCTGGACCTGGATCGTGTCGGGCTGGCCCTTCGGAGCAGCCATCTAGGCGAGTCCTACGGACCCGGCCGAGCGCCCGAGAGTTCGCTGCGCCACGGAGCGGAGCGGGTCGATCAGCGTCTGGGCCAGCCCGTCGGGGGTGAGGATGCCGAGGCCCGACACGTAGACGCTGAGGTTGATCGCCCCACCCGCTCCCCCGACCCCTGCAAGCGGTGGGGCGATCACACCACCAGCCGGTATAGATCCCACAGCGCCGAACCCCCCTCCCGCAAGAGCAAACGCGGGAGCTTGGACCGTACTCGTAATGCCTGTCATCGCGGCGCGTACTGTGTCCTGCGCCCCCACGATGCCCTGGGCCAGTCCTTCCATGAGGTTCCTGCCGTAACCGGCAAACAAGGTGGAGGGCGAGTGGATACCAAATATGGACAGAATGGGGCCGGGGATGATGTTCTTCAGGAGATCCGTGAGTTGTTTCACCAGCCAGTCAGCCATCGACACAAGCCCGTTCCACAAGCCGATGATGAGGTTCTTGCCCGTGTTGATGAGCCACTGAGACGCGTCCCCGATTGCGTCCCATATCTTGCCGGGAAGATCCACGAACCATCCGAGTACCTTCTCGCCTATTTCGATCTCGCCCCGCACGAGACCCATGATCATGTTCTTACCGGTGTCGTACAGCCACGAGCCAGCGTCGGCGACCGCCCCGAGGATCTTCCCCGGTAGAGCCACGAACCAGTCGATGATTCCTTCGGCCACTCCGATGACCTTGGTGACCCCATCGGCAAACCAGCCGTATATGTCATCCCAGATCCGCGAGAAGAAGGCGGAAACGGCTCCCCAGTGCTGGATGATGAGCAGGGGGATACCGATGAAGGGGACCAGCACGGCCAGTATGTCCGGCCCCCATTTCTTGACAAAGCCAACCAGCCAGTCCCAGAAGTCCAGGATCCACTTCTTGACCGTCGACCAGTGCGTTACGATCTCGTAGACAGCTAAGGCAAGGAGCAGGATACCCGCGACAATCAACGTGATCGGGTTGGCTAAAAGCGCCGCTCCGAAGGAAATCACAGCGGGGATACCGACGGTCACAAGCATCCCAGCGAACCCGATGATGGCGGGGATGCCTTCCGTTAGGAGTGTCACGGAGAACGCAATGACCTTTGGGATCAGTCCTGACTCGAGAACCATGCCCGCCGTCATCATGATCGGGCCGATTCCGACCATCCACTTCCCGAACTGGGCGCCGTTCATGGAGATGAAGTTGGCGAGTTCGGTCTCGGCCGCCTTGATCTTGCCCGTGAAGGTGTTGCCCACCGCATCCGCCGCTCCCTTGGTGCGGGCGTCCAGTTGGGCGATGGCGGTGTTGTGCTGGTTCTGCGCTGCCGTTACGGCGTCGGCGGTGTCCTTCTCCTTCTTCTGCGCATCCGCCAGAGTCTCGGCACTCTTCTGCGCCGTGACGCTTGCCTGAGCCGCTGCCACGTTGGCCGAGATCACTCCCTGCTGGCTCTGGACCACAGCGTCCTGAGCGTCCTGGACCTTCTTGAGAGCGTCCTCGTACTGCTTGGAGCCCGGGAGGGATGCCGCAAAGAGGTCGTTCTGTTTCTGCTGCGCATCCGCCTGGGCGAGGTTGGCCTGACGAAGCGAGAGCTGCGCGTCGGCGAGGTTGTTCTGCGCCGTCTTCATCGCGTCCGAGCCCGGCAGCGAATCGGCCTGAAGCTTGTTCAGCGCAGCCTGTGAGTCCGAGAGGGTCCGGTTGGCGTCGGTAACGCCGTACTGGGCCTGTTGGATGGCGAGTTGGGCATCCGAGAGCTGGCGAGCCGTGGCGGTGCCGCTGGCTTGCAGCGTCGCCAGATTGGCCTGGGCGTCCGACAGGGCGTTGGCGGCCTGCTGGGTCCCGATGGTGGCCTTGCCGACGTTCTCCTGCGCCTGTGCCTGGGTGTCGGCGCTCGGCCCCTTGGCGAGGTCGTCCAGGGCCTTCTGCGCGTCGATGACCTTCTGCTGCGCGTCCCGGGTTGTCTTGGCCGCGTTGGCGATGGCGATGTAGCCCGCCTCAACGTCCTTGGCCGCAGGCCCGGCCGCGAGGGTGGCGAAGTCCTTCTCGGCTTGGTTCAGATTGTAGAGGGCGTCCCGGTGGGCCTTGGCCGCAGAGGCCGCCTGGATCTGCGCCTCCCCCTGTCGGGCCGCCGATATCTGGGCCTGGTCCGCTTGGGACTGCTGGACCTTCTGAAGCGCATCCACCGCCGCGGCGTGTTCCTTCTCGGCGGTGGCGAGGTCCTTGACAACCTTGGTCTGCGAGACGGTCTGGATGTTCAGTTGGGCGAGAAGTCGGCCCTTGCCCTGCTCCGCAAGGGTGACGTTCTGGGCCGCCTTGGCGAGAGACGTGTGGGTGTCGGCGGCGACGTTCTCGACCGTCACCATTTCCTTCATGGCCTGGGTCGGGTCCTGCGTTGCCAGCGTCAGCTTGTTGAGGACGCTCAGGACCGTCGAGGCCGATTCCCCATGCTTGGCCTCGGCGGCGATGACGTGCTGGATTTGGCCCGCGTAGTCGTCGTAGGACTTCCCCGTGTCCTTGATCGTGTTCTCGAGAGCCGCCTGGTTCTCCTCGACCCCCTGGCCGGCCTTAACCAGCAAGGCCCCCACGACGGTGACCACCCCGCCGAGGGCGGTCATGGCAGCCCCCACCTTGGCTACCGCGTTGGGGAGGTTGTCCCAGGCGTTCTTCAGCCCCTGCGTGGCCTGCGTGATGATGTTGACCGCGGAGGGGATCGGTCCCAGTTGGACGCCGGCCTGCATGGCGGCCATCTGCATGTTGTTGAACGCCGTGGTGCCGAACTGCGCCCCGCCGCTGAGGGCGGACCCCATCTTCTTGGCGGCGTTGTTGACCTCATCCGATGCTGCCGCTGCGGCCTTGGCAGCGGCCGATACCTCCTCCTCAAAAACCGCCTGTGCTGCGGCCTTGCCCTGCGCTTCGAGCGTGGTGGCGAGCGCCTTGCCGGTGGCGTTGCCCGCGTCCGCCCCGACCTTGGCCCCCGCCTCCGCCATCGGGCCGGCGAGACCTTGGAGGATCTGGACCGCCTTGGGGGCCTCGCTCTGGAACTGGCTGAGCGAGAGTTGGAGCTGGGCAACGACCGGCTCAATGTAATTCGCCAAGTCGTCCCCCTTGTTAGCTCAGGGCCTTTTGGAACTCCTCGGTGAAGATCCCGAGCGCGTTGGTCTGGACCACGAAGTCAAAGGCAGGCTTGAGGTAGGGGTAGGGAGGTTGGTGGAAGGAGCGCCCTCGGGAGTCCGCACCCTCGAAGCCGAGCTCGAGCCGCCGGCTGTAGCGCATCGTGGGCCCGACCAGCATCATCCACTCGCCAGAGCCCATCGACGTGGGACCGTCCACCATGATCGACCGGCGAAGAGACCCGCTCACCACCCCGGGGCCCGTACCGCCCTGTCTCGCTCGGGGGCCGGGCCTGCCGTTTGTCCACCGGGCTTCGCCGGAGGCGTTGACCATGGCCTGCGCCTGCACCATGTGGGCGACGCGTGAGAGCGCGGCCAGCCCTCCCTGCTCGGCCCGGGCCACCATGTCCTGGATGGAGCGGACGAAGGCGTCAAGGCCCCCTAGCTCGGCGATTGGCTTCCTCCTGAGCGTCGGCGCGCCCCTGTGTCTCGGCCGCGTCGAAGGCGAGGTACCACGCCACGTCGGCCGCGGAGAGAGACTCCACGTACTCCTTCGTCCAGCCCGTCAGGCGGATGAGGCGCCAGCGGTAATACTCCAGCGGGGGGGGACTCTTGGTGTCGCGGCCCGCGGCTAGGGCTCGGACCCGCTGGAGGATGTGAAAGGGCTCTCAGCGTCCTCGGTCGGCACGGCCGAGAAGTCGGGGTGCGCCTCGTTCCAGATCCGGGTAGCTTCCTCCTGAAGCTTCGCCCCGTCGAGTCGGGGGATCTGACGCAGGCTCTCGGTGTCGATCCCCAGCACCGAGCCCGGGATGACCCGACCCCGGATGGTTCGGGGAAGGCCCCGGATGATACCCGGGATGGGGAGGTCGAAGTCCCACGACTCGATCAGGCAGCAGAGCGGGAAGAACTTCGACCCCTCCACCTGAGCCGCGATGGCCTCGGCCGTGACCTGAAACCCCATCGGCTTGCCGTCGGGGCCTACAGCGTCGATCGTCAGTCCCTCACGGGATTCTGTCGTCACCGCTCCGGGCTGCGGGATGTCCCCGGTCTGTCGTCCGTTGGCGGTCACGGACTGACTGAGCCGTGCTCCCTGAGCGAGAGCGGTGGCGAGCCCATCCAGGTCCATGTCGTCGCCGTACAGGACGTCGGTACGCAGAGTCGCCGTGTGGCCGGAGGGAAGGGTGATCGTCTCAGTGTCGGGCATTCAGTAAACCCCTTGGGGTGAGATGGTCGTGACCTTCACCGGAGAGTATCCCGCAGATCCCCCCACGTCGGTGACATTTGCTATCCCCTCGATGGTGGCCTCCGTCTCCAGGTAGTGCTTGCCCCGGATGGCCTGGGTCGGGGAGATGAAGGCCACTTGGCTCAGGTGGATCTGCACCGAGCGGTTCGACACTCCCTGCTGGACGAGCGTCACGTCCAGCGCGGGCTGGGTGTTGTTGATGTAGTAGTTCAGCTCCGTGTCGTCCTCGTAGACGAACATGATCTTGCCCTTGGCCGTGATCGGGCCCCCGAAGATGCTGTAGGGCTGCTGGGAAGCCTGCGCCGTCCAGATCGGGGCGAGGTTCATGCGGGCCAGCGTGAGGTCGAGGCTCCAGAGCTTCGTGATGGTCGACCCCGCCACCTTGGATGTGCAGTTCCAGCCCGGGATGGGAGCCGTCGCCGAGAACGAGATGGCGGGGGCCGTGCCCGTTACGGGGGCGGCCGAGAACACCTTCGTCGTGTACTGGAACAGCTCCTCGGCGGTGAACTTAAACGCCACCTCGCTCACTTCGGCACCCGCGAACTGGCGCATGTTGAACCCGTTGAAGTCCGAGACCGTCAGGGCTGGGGCCTGGCCCTGCGCCAGCGAGTACGGAGCGAAGGCGTTCGTGAACGGGGCCACGACGGGCTGGACGGTCGCACCGTTGGAGTGGGCGAAGCTCAAGGGCGAGTTGAGGGTGAGGGTGAACGGGCCCGCACCCGACACCGACACTACGGAGCGGATCTCCGCCTTGGACCCCGTGTCGATCTGGAGGATCGTGGTAGCCGGTTCGGTGGCCGTTGATGAGACCGTGACCGCTCCCACCGCCGACAGGGCTGCGAGCGTGGTGGAGCCTCCCGACGCCGTACCGGTCCCCACCACGTCTCCCAAAAGTGCTCCGAGCCAGAACCCGATGGCGTCCGGGAACACATCCCCTTGGCACGAGTACTCCCCGTTCTCGACTCCCTGGATCATGCCGTAGGTTTGCGCCATCGCGCCCCGGTAGCCCTCGTCAGGGTGGTACTTGATCTGTGCGAGGGCACTGGGACTCTTGACCGGGATCCAGAACGTGGGGGCCACAGCGGTGAACTTGGTCGTTTCCCGTGCAACGCCCAGCCAGCTTAAATTGACCGGATATGGCAAGGTGGCCTCCTTGGTATACTGGCAGGGACGCTGTACGGTCCGGCAAGGTCAGGTGAGGTAGGGCTTGGCGTGGCGGGGCTAGCTGGGCTACGGTTAGGTGAGGGGACGGGGGGCTTCTACTACAGAGGTTCCCCGTCCAGCCTTTAGGTCCGGTTGAGAGTTACGGAACGGGTTCAGCAGGCATCGGCTCGGTAGCCGCAGGGGGAACGACTGCGCCTTCGACGGTGGTGGTCGCAGCCGGTACGACGTCTTCGGGAGCCAGTGGCTCGGGGGCAGGTTCGGCAGGAGTGGCGGGGGCCTCGGTGACGGGAGCCACCATCGACTCCGGTACGGCCGGGTCCTG